CAATAACTGTCCAACTACTTGTTAATAAAGTTCCGTCACTTGATCCAGAAATACTTGTACCAGTACTAGGTGCTACTACTGAAAATGTTACAACTTTGCCATCAGCATTTGTAGCATTAAAAGTTGTGAATCCTGTTGAGCCTTCATTTACGTTTCCAGGTGTACTCCAACTGTAACTTGGTGGTGTAAATGTGCTGGTATCATTAACAGTAACGCTAACACTTGGTGCTAAATTATCTAAACTTAGTATAAACGTCTCTGTACCTTCGTTGGTAGATACATCATTTGCAAATGTAAAACTAGCGGTAGCAGTATTGTTGTAAACTACAAAACTACCTGTCATTGCACCAGAACTTAAATCAGCTGCGGTAATTCCTGTAACTGTATACGGAAAATTACTGCCATCTGCAACTAGTGTAGTTGTTAGAGTAACTGTTACACTAGTACCTTCATTTCTTGTTGAAAAATTTGATGATAGTGTGTAAGTAGGGTTACTACCTCCACCTCCACCTCCGGGCGATACGGCTTGATAAAAATCAGCGTTTGCAACAATAACAGATAACTGATTATTATTACCACTAGTAAAAGTTGTTTGTGTTAGTGGCCAGGCATAGTCTTCGTTATAGTATTCTACAATATATAATCTGGTATATAGTGTACTACCTATTCTTTTAAATGCTGTTTGATACAAATATTCTTCGTGAGCAATACTATTTTGAGGACCTTTGTTAATTCTTAAGGCATGAAAATCCGGTAACATAAATATCGGATTAGTGGGCACAGATAAAGCAATAGAAACTGGGGTAGTTCCATAGTTATTTGCATTTGCTCCTGATATAGAAAATGCAAATGTATCTGTAATACTATAAGGCACTAATTGTATTAAATTACTGTCAAAAGTTTTTCTTTGTGGGTTAGCACTATTATACATTCTTAATGCTGGGCCTGTAGAAGCAATATTTTCTAAACCTACAGCATCTACTGCAAATATATACGCTGTAGGTAAGGTATACGTTAAGGCACTGCCAGTAGAATTAGCATAAACATAACAAATAAGGTTACTTTGTGAATATGCAATAGATGTTTCAAAGTTATAGTATACATCATTAGTGCCATTATCAGGCAGAGTCCACATTACTATATAACTACTTCCAACTCCTATAAAAGGTACTGCAGTCGAACTTACATATTCTCGTTTTATATACCCAGGGTGTATAAAACCTGTGGCAGCTTCTGTAAAAGTAGGTGTTGTATTAAACTCTATTTTTTGTACAAATGTAGGGTTAAAGTACTCGCTATCAACCAACAGCTCTGAATCATCATTTATTATTCTTAGACCATAGGTCATAGGTATCCTTACTTAACAAAAATATACAAAACTGTGTCGTCATAATAAAAACTAGCACTAGTAACACCAATTGCTGAATTTTCTGTAAAAGTTATTCTTGGAATATTGTTGACTACTCCAACAAACCATATATGTCCACCTGGCCTAAGTTGCATAGGCCTAATACTTCTGCCTGTATATTGTGGGAATTCTACAACTGTTTGTAGTCCTGCAGTCCCACTTTTGGATATAGTATATGCTTGTCCAAAAACTCCACTTTTGGTGGAGTTTTGTAACACAACAGTAGTTCCGTCACTTTTATAGGTTTTTAATCCATAAGTTGCCATTAAATACTTCCTAGTCTAACGCGTAGTTTACTGTCATTGTAAATAGATATTCCACTGCCATCAATTAGTATACCGCTGGTAGTATTGCCAAATACTGTGATAGTACCTGTAACAGTTAAATTACCCGTGTTTGCGGAAATTGCTTGTAAGTTACCCACTTTAAGAGAACTTAAATAAGGAATACCAATCCAATTAGTAGTATTAGTTGCAGGATTGTATAGCCCGTCTACTTGATACAAAAATTGACCTTCTGATAATGAAGCAGGAGAATTAGTTTGCCAAGTAACTCCTGCAAACCAAGATCCTGTTGCAGGTACTGTATCTCCTGTTTCTGTTTTATTAGCTGGAGTTCCTGCAGGAGTTGTTGTTGTAACGGCATAAGCTACGCGTGCACTAATACCTTGACTGCCTGTACCTGAAGACCCAGCAGCTCCTTGAGGTCCTTGAGGTCCTGTAGCTCCTGTAGCTCCTGTAGCTCCTGTAGCTCCTGTAGCTCCTGTAGCCCCGTTAGTACCATTAGTAGCATAATAGCTTTGAGCTATTACAGATGATGTAGTCCAGTTAACGTTAGTAGTGGTACTAGTAGCTGCGTCTGTTAAACTAACTGTTGCGGCCCATAAAGTTTGACCCTGTAGCCCGCTAGTTGAAGCTGGTGGGGATAGTGTCCATGTTGGGTCACTTGGTGCGGTTAGTGTAGAAGTTGCCCAAGTATAAGTACTAGATCCTGTTGGAGGACTAGGAATAGTTATTGCTGGTTTATACACCCTAACAGTTACTGCGTTAACACCTGCGACTCCAGTAGATCCTGTAGCGCCAAAAGCTCCATTTTGACTAATAGATCCGACAACTGCACCTGAGGTCCAATCTATTGTTGTAGTAGTAGCGCTAGCTAATGCACTAATAGGTTTTGTAGCTGTCCACAGTTTAAGTAGTGCTGTGCCAGGATTTGTTGGCACAGTTGTTGACCAACCATCAGATCCAGTGTATCCAGAGTTAGCTCCAGTTGTCCATGTATAGGTACTAGATCCAGTTGGAGTATTGGCTGTTGTAGCCCATTGATATAAATACGCGGTAGCATATTTAGGAGGACTAGCTGCTTCATTAACAATAGCCATTACTATTGTTTTAACAATGGGTGTGATTATACCTACGCCAGTAACACTTAATGTTACTGATACTGAGGTAGCACTTAGTGCTGGTGTTACAGTTGTAGATGCAGTATTGCTAGAAGAAAGTGTTCCTCCAGTAATTGTCCAAGCATAAACAGGTGTAGTAATACCATTTAATACTGCTGCTAGTCCAGCTGTTGCTGGCGTAAATGCAGTACCTGCACTATTTTTTACAAAAGCACTATATCCAGAAATGTCCACAGTTTGAGCAGAGGCTACAATAGGTACACCACTTAATTCACTAGAATATGTAATCTGTGCTTCATCAATTTCGCTGATAAATGCATATCTTACATAATAAGTAGTACCAGGGGTTAAGTTTGGTATAATAATAGACAGACTTAATCCGTCAAATACTTTGTTGGCATCTGACGGAGTAAATCCTGCTGTTGTGGAAGACCAGACTTTTACTTTGATCAAATCATCGCGAATATCTGATGTTCTAATAGTGTCGTAAGGTGTGTCTAGTTTTAATATTAAGGAATTAACGCCTGCGGATAAAGTTCCTGCCATAATTATCCTTTAAACAATTGTTTTGATTAATATAGACGCCAATGCACTAGTGTCGCCATAGCTGTCGTGAATATCTACAGTTCTGCAAGCTACTCTGTAGTTTATTCCTGCTTCTGATAGTCGTGGACTTGTAAACTCTAACAAGTTTTGTCGGGTTGCACCTGTTGATTTTACAACTTTAATGTTGTTGGTAGAGTCTGGTGTCAAGTTCCAGAAATCGCCAATACCAGTATCACGATAAATTCTATACTCATAGTGTTTAAATAGTGCTGGATTAACTGGAGTGTTAGAAACAGCTTTCATATCTAAAAAGTGAGTATTTAAATCTATTTCAAGACTATCTACAGTTGCGTAAGCCTTAAACTGCCCTACAGTATGTGTAGTTTCACTAGTCCAAGGACCTGTTCTACCATCTGTTGCTACATATCTTAATTTTATTTTATATACTTGGCCTTTTTCTACTCCACTAATATAAATAGAGCCTGCGCTGTAATCTTCTGTAAACGTACGAGCATTAATAAGTGTACTTGATGTTGTAATACCGCTAGTTGTAGTAGAGCTAGTTTGTAAATAATAACTACACTCAATTCTTTGAGTAGCTCGGGGTAACTCTTGTGGGTTAGTATAGCTTATTTTTATGCGTTGTTCATAATTACCAGTAGACAATAATCTTGCAGCAGACTCATCGCTTATAACTAGGCTAATGGTTGGTACATCTGCATTAGTAAAACTGTTTCGTAAATCTTGTCCAGGCAGTGTAATTTGAGACTCAAATGTTAGCAATTCACTTAATGTTTCGTAATCAGTAAATATATTGTATGTATCTGTTACGCCATAGTCTACCATCGTTAAAGTAGCAGATTTATTTGATGACGGCTCAATACTAAGTACAAGTAAATCTTGCGCTTCTTGATGATACTCACCAAACATATACAAGTCACCGGCATTTACTTCAGTGATTGTTGCACTAGTAGCTAACTTGACTGTAGTATGGTATCCAGTACTCATACCTGTTTTATCAAGTGTGCGTTCTACTGTAGCACCTAATGCAGATCTAAAACGAATAGTATAATTTTTGGTAACGTCAATATATACTTGTTCGTCTAGCACAAATTCCGTGCTGCTAACACGTTGATTAACGCGTCCGCTGCCTGTGCCCCACATAGGTACATCATGCATTACTTTTACACGATCGCCTCGATTACAGACTAGATATTCAATATCTGAATTTAGTCTGTAAACTTCTGGTCGCAGCTTTGCTTGCGCAAAATGCCAACGAGCATGATCTATCACAGAAGATTTTTTAGTAACTCCAGGCAACTGTATACTTTCAAAAAGTTCTGCATTACCTGAATCTTTTCCACTATTGTAAATAATTACTTCTGCTTCTTGATAGTCTTGATCTTCGTCTATGTACGTAACTCGTAAACCATCTGGCATTTTTGCTAAAGCTTTTGTAGATTCAAAACCCCAACTATTGTGTGGAGTAAAGTGTTGCACAATATTTGACTTTGGTTCGTCAATTACCACAGACCATTTGCCGTCTATCATTGCAGGACTTGCTCGCCCAGCGGCACAAATATCTCGCAATACTTCTAGTATACTACGCTGTGATCCAACTATGCTATTAAATTCGAATCCATTTGTAACACAATAATTATGCCAATATTGAATTTGAGTTAAGTTTATCTTACTGGCAACGTCTGCTTCTTTTACTCGTTGTGGGTTAGCTGGATGCTTTAACACATGCAAAAATAAATCTGCAGGATTATTGGTTGCCATTGTGGTCCAGGTTGTACCGTTCCATGAAGGTGCCCATGTTTGAACAATAGCATTAATTCCTTCAATCTGACCATTTAATTGTTCATTGGCTTTGATCTTTAGTGCTGTGCCTGCAAGTGTGCAGTTAATAGGCTCTTTGATTGGCGAACTGTTACGTAAGAAAACAGTTTGTAACAACACTACTTGTCCATATATCTGTGCTTTAGCATATCCATTAGCTTCTTTTGTCCACTCAAGGTCAGCACCAGTTTTTCTACGAACTCGTACCTGAACTTGGTTTAAAGAGTTCAAATTATAGTAAGTTTTATTAACAGTAAAGGCATCTTTTTTAACAGTGCCATCACCTAATGCAAAATCTTGCCAGGTTGTCCAAGGACCAGTTCCGTCTTTGACTTGAATTTCAATGCGTACCCATACAGATTCTTCTTTACCAGCCTCCTTGCCTTCGGAAAAAATTCTGCGTAAACCTTGTGGCAGGTGTAATGAAACTGTAAATTGACTAATAGGAACAATGGCTCCGCTGGAATCATATACAGGCGCACCACTAGATGCGGCTACAAACGGGCCAAAAGTAGCTTCTGTTAACTCAGCGTTATATTGTCCAGGACAAGTTAGTGTACTATTACTAGGAACTACGTCTACATCTTTTCCATAAATAGCAGTAAAGTCAAGTAACTGTTGTGCTGTTGGTGCAATTTTACGATCTAAAGTAACTGGAGGGACTGGTAAAGTGTATTCACTTATGGAAATATTACCAATTTTAAGTGTACTAGCATCAATGTTTAGCGGGCCGTATCCCCACAATAAAAGCATTGACAGATAGCTTTCAGTATCATTCTCATAGGTAAGATAGTTAACGGCGCCAAGCGGAGGAGTTATCTTTACTTTTCCTAAGATTACAGGAATGGCTTCGTAAGGACGCAATTGGTTTGCACCACCGTTAACCATATACTGCTGAATGTTTGTTCCAGGTGTATTAATATCTGGCGGACGGATTGGTGAAATTGCATTAATAAGTGCTCCGCCAACCATCATAACACCAGTTGAAATAGCAGTATAAGCAAGAGGACTGGCTGCAGCAAAAGCAGCTGCAGTTGTTCCTGCAGTTGTAGCTCCCATAGCAATACCTACCTGGGTAGTAAGCCAGGGCGCAGCAGCCACTAACGCTAGTGTAAGTACTAAACGAAGTGTGTTGCCTTTGCCAGGAACAGCACGATATTCAACACGATCTGTGTCTTTTAGTGCGGTTGTAGACCACTTGCTAGAATCTACAACAATGCCATTTACCATGATAGTAATTTTACTGACTAACTCTTCGGCGATCTTATACTCAAACTTAATCCAATTAGCCAGCTTATCAAGAGTTGTACCTGGTAAAATAGGTACAGTAAATCGTTCAGTACGTAGTGGATGTGGTACTACATTTAAAATTGCACTTTTATTTTCACTGTACTTGTAAAACCCTGTGATGCGATTACGCCAACTCACAGAGTCAAAAGATTCGATTGCGCTAGTGTATTTGTCACGCGCATGCAAAAAGTGGGTGTTACTAACAGCAACACCCATATGTGATTCTACACCAAGAATATTAAATAATACAATGCAACCTTCTGTAGGTTCTTCAATCTGTTCCCAGCCTTCTTTGTACTGAGCAAACAGATCTCTCATACGTTCACTATCATCAGCTTCATAATCAGTGCTAAAACTAGGTAGATCAATATTGTACTCTTGTTTGTAAACAAGACGCACTAATCCCCAGCAATCAATGCCGTTTGTATCCCTACCTTTATCTAGGAAAGGTATGCCTATGTATTTATTTTGCCACATTAGAACATTCCTGGAAAATATGCTGGTGTAAACGAGTGCATTGGGAACGGTTCACGTTCGTAATCTATCATTGATAGGTCTGCAGTTACTGAGTCAGCATTGTAAGAAAAATTACTGATATAGAAACCAGCAAAACTAGCTTCTACTGTATCTGGAGTTTTGGATAGTACCAGTTCCATTTTTACACTAGGCGGACCTACAATAGTTCGTACGATAGGTATTACATAACGTGTAACATCACGTAGGATAATTGAACAACGAGGAGCTTGTGCTTCTTCTTCAGTTGGAAGTGAAATTTCCATAGGCAAGAAAATAAAATCTTGGCTACGGCTAGTTACACCATAAACAACTTCGTCTGCAGTTTCACTGATACGTTTTGTAAATCCATCCGACAATCGTGCAACTACTGTGCTTGGATTAATTGGATCATAAATTGTTAACAAGAAAAGCAAGTCGCTGTCTGCTTCTGGCGAAAAAATCGCACGAATTGCATCTGGCGACATTGTAGTTAGTCTGCTCATGGTAGTATCTCTAGTTTTAAGGATATGTTCCAATATCCAGGAGCTAAATATGCTGTTTTAAATAGTTCGCCATCGCCTTGTGGCACTATGCGTGTTTCTACTGTGGTAGCTTTTCTGGGATGTAAGAAGCCAAATCTAGCAGTGCCACGAAGTGTATTTACAATCCATGTTTCTAAGGTACTTACTTGTGCAGTTGTCATAACAAACGAAACTTGCAGTTCGTCGGGCCTGCGTCCACGATACCGTTCTTTGGCAGGACCTGCATCCATAGGAGTCCTTATAATTAAGGCTCCTATAGATTCAGTAAATCCTTTTTGTGGGCTTTGTGGAAGTGTTGCTGGCCATGTGTACGTATATGCCATAATTATCTCCTAATTAACTGAGGCTGTAGTCCAAAAGTTCCACGAATAGCTTTTTGTGAAGCACTACCGTTGCGGGCAATTTCACCAGCTGTCATGTCACCGATCATAACCTCAATCTTACGATTACCACGGCTATCAACAGTTTCACGAGTCTCTGCTTGTGCAGTAGAATAGTTATTAACAACTACATCAACGTTTCCACCGCCACCGCCTGCACGAACTCCCAAGTTACCATTGCTATCACGCTTTAGTGGCATAATAGCTTCAGGACCTGCTTCGCCCATTAGTCCAGTACCTTTAGCAAACTTGAATAGTGTTGGAGAACTTACAATTGAATTAGTAAACATTCCACCTTTGCCAAACTGTGTTAAGCCAGCATCATAAACTCCACCTTTAGCTTGTACTAAAAGATTGTTTCCTACGTTAATGCCGTCAGGACTTGCACCTATCCCAGTAGGATTAGCAAAGATACTAGCAACAAAATTCATTAAACCAGGCCTAGCGGCTGAATATAGTGTCATAGCTTGTTGTTGCATTTCGTAACGAATTAGGCCTTCGATCATGGAATCAATCATGCCTTTGAAATTTAGTTTACCAGTTTTAGTAAACTCAATAACGGCGTCGGCCATGCCTTCAAAGCTTTTCTTAAATATTTCGCCATAAGCAACTTGACGATTTGTTAAACTTTCTGTTAAGGCTTTAGATTTTTCTTGGGCTTCAAATACTTTATTAACACCATCAACTTCAGCTAAATAAGCTTTAGAAGCTGCTTCCGCCTTAGCATTAATAGAAGCAATATCACCTGCGTTCTTAGGGTCAAGTAATTGTTTGGCTAAATCTAGTCGTGTTGCAATCAAATTATTTTGCAATTGCTCAAGTTTAATATCGCGTTGTTTAACACGATTCATTTGCTCAATGGTTATAAGCTGATCTCGATAGTTTTCTGCAGTAATTATACCAAGCTCAGCTTGAGTTTGCAAGATTTCTTTTTGTATACCAACTAAGGCACTATCAGTTTCATTTAAAATTCTATTTAAATTTACTTGAGTTTCTAAGCTTTGACTCATTTGACCCATTGTTTGCAGATTAACTGCTAATAAGTCTTTTCTGGCACGCTCTTGATCTGCCGTGTTTTTTGCTGCATCAAATTGTTGGTTAGATGCGGTGACTTGTTCGTTGGCTGTTTGAACTGCTTTAACTGCTAAATCTGCAACATCTTTGTATTTAACTTTTTGTGCTTCTAGTACTATTAAATTAGAGGTAGCGCTTTGCTTAACACTGTCTAAGCTATTAAGTGCGCGTTTAATTGCGTCTTCTTGTTCAATATATTTATTGATAACTGCTTGTTGATCTTCCAGTGTTTTTGCACTAAACTCAGCTCCACGCAGCTCAGCCTCTTTATTATTAATAATCTCTTTTAAATCATTATCTAATTTCTTTTTAGCTGCTTCAAACCCGCTTTGTAATCCTTTAACTTCAGCCCCAATAGTATTCATAACTTGTTGCTGTCGTAGCTGTGTTGTCTGAGATATAGTGCCTTGTTGTTGTTGCATAGCTCTTAAAGTTTCAGGGCTACGCTCTAGCTTGCCTTCCCTAATATCTCGACTAATATTAGTACTTTGTAAAACTTTAGTCCTGTCTTCAATTTCTTTTAAACGAGGGGCTGCCGCAGTTGTAAGCGCTGCAGCATTACCACGAGATTCACGAATAGCTTCATCTCGTCTAGCTTCTAAAAATTGTTTTTCACTTTGCAGCCTGCCTAGTTCCATCTCTTTAATTAATCTTTGTGTTTCAGTAATTTGCTGAATTTGCAGATCAATTTTTTGATTTTCTAGTTTAGCACCAAGCTTAGCTGTTTCTGCTGTTTGAGGCAGCATATCTAACAAAGCTTTTTGTGAGCCTATAACTGCTTGAGCAATAGAGCGTGTAAATCCGCCTTCAATTAAAGCAAAACCTCTTACAATAGAACTTTCAGCTACACCACCAAACTGTTTGCTAATATCGGACATTTCTTTACGAATACCGCTTAGCCCCGTTTCTGCAGCAGATACTTTTTCTTGTTCTGCACTTATTTTTGCATTTATAGGAGCTTTATTAAGTCGGCTAGCTGCTTGTTCTTTTAGCTTAACAATATTAGCTTCTGAAGATTTTATTTGTGCTTCATACTCTTTTGCTTTATTGATAAGATCTACGTATTGTGCTTTGTTTTGTTCTAATAGTGCTTGAGATTCAGGACTTAGCAATTTCATTTTGCTAATATCACTTAATACATCTTGTAAAGTCGCTAATGTTGCAATAGGGTCTTCAAATGCTTTTTGTAAATTAAAACCTTGAGTAGCTAAATCTTTTCCAAAATTAGATAATGTATCTTTTTGTATTAAACTATTAGAGAGTTCTGTATAGCTGGCTTCTAATCCTTTAAATCCGTCTTTTACGGAAATTAGTGAGCCTGCAGTTTTTGCACCTGCTTTAGCTGCAACGTCAAAAGTACTTGCAATATCTTCGCCTGCTTTAATAACTTTTTTCGAACTTAGACTACTTAAACTTTTGTTTATACTTTCGTCAGTTAGATCTGTTACATCTAATATTGTGCGTAACTTATCTTCTGTTTCTTTCTTAAGCTTGGGATCTGCTATTCCTTTTAGTCCTCCTGCAATTTGCAAAGAAATATTTTTTGCAAATTGAGATTGAAGATCTTGACCAAATATACCTTTTAAGCTATCTACAAATCTATCCCAGCCATTTGCAGCCTTATCTGCAGCATCTAACGCTTTAACAGTACTGTTAATACCGTCGGACAAATTTGTAAATGATGTTGAAAGCGCTATTAAAGCATCAGGGCTTAAACTAGCACGATATCTACTATAAGTATTTGTTAAAGACTTAACATTCTCTGAATTATACTCTAAATTTTGGCTAAACTTTTCTAGTTCTTTACTGTTTGTGCTAAACGCTGCATTTAATCCTTGAAAAATTCCAACGAATACTCCGATTACCATACCGGCAGTACCTAATGCGCTTGCAAAACCCATAAGGCGTGTAGCAGCAGCGGTAGCAGTAGCAGTTACTCCAGTAAATATAGTTCTAACAGTGCCTAATTTTTCAGTTTTTAGACTATCTACCATTTCTACAAAAGCAGATCGAAAGCCTACTAAACTAGCTGTATCAGCAGCTTGGCTTACAATTTTGCTAGTAGAAGCACGGGCGCTTTGAGTATTTGCTGCAGCAACTAATCGTCCTGGAGCACTGAGCTTGCTTAGTGGAGCATTTTCTTCTGCTTTTAATTTTGCTGCAACTACAAGATATTCTTTTTGTTCTAACTTTGCTGCTCGTATAGCGCTTGCAAGCTGTGTATATACATTAGTTTCTGTTTTTAAAGCCCTGCCAGCTTTTTCAATTCGCTGTATTTCTTTTTCAGTAATATCCTGAATAGACTTTGTAGGAGATAAAATATCGGATATATCTTTACGAATACGTCCGCCACTAAGTGCACGAAGTTTTGCTTCTAGTTTATCAATTTTGTCTGACGAAGCATCAGCGGCAGCTTCTTGTTTTGCTAATATATCTGCTCTACGCTTTTCTAAAATCTCTCTGGCTTGTCCGATTTTTTCCCCAGTTAATTTGCTGGACATTTCGGCAGTTTTTCGTAATTCTTCTCTGTAATTAACAATATTAGGAATTGCTTGTTTTACAATCATTGCGCCAAGAGCAGCTATACCAGCAGTTAAAGCTGCAGGACTAGCACTTAGTATAGATACCAAAGGCCCTAGAGCTTTGTTTAGTACTTCTAGGACAGTTTGTGCTATATTTTTTAACGAAGCTAAAAGTTTGTCATAAGGATTAGTAGGTATATCTATTTCATTGAATTTGTCAATACCTTCTTTTAATACTGCATTAGCAAATGCTTGACGTTTTTCAAAGTCTGTTAAGCTATCTACACTTTTACCTACACTACGTGCGTAGTCTTCACTGGCCTTACCTACTTTTGTAAATAATCCCAATTCGTCTAATAATTCAGGTTCTAGTTTTGTAATACCGCGAGTTAAACGACTAACAGCGTCTGACATATTAACACCAAGAGCTTGTGAAGCTTTTTTGGCTACATCACCTAATTGTAAAAACTGCTTCTGAGTCATGCCGCTACTAATCGCTTTAGCAGTAGCTTCCATTGATTCGCGTAAACTAATTGCTCCACCACTGGCTTCTGTAAATCGCTTTGCTAATCCGCCCATTGCAACACCACTTGCTGCACCTAACTGGTCTAATCCTTTGACCATGTTAGTGGTATCCATAGCATTACTTAAAGCACTAAAAGCCGCACTTACAGCAAATACATTGGCTGCATAAGTAGCGTATAGACGAACTAATCCACCAAGACCTTGTGCTTGGTTTGCAAAGTCACGTCCGCTTGCTCCAGTAGATCCCATAGATCCACGAGCACGACCATACTCTATGTTCTCAGTTGCACTAAAACTAGCCTTGAGAGCTTTTGCACCAGTTTTAGTGGTTTCAGCCATCTTCTGGGCTTTTTGTAATTCTTTGTTTAAACCTTTGACTTCGTCAGTACGCTGTTTGATACTGTTCGCTTGATCTTGTAGGCTTAAATTAATATTAACTTGATTTGATGCCATCTGTACTCCTCTTTAGGGTTGGTGGCTAAAACTTTTAATAGCTTGACTAGTGTACATTATAACATGCAACCACACTTTTGTCAAACCAAAAAATTTTTAACGTAAAAAAGCCCGCCAATTTTTAGTTAGCGGGCTTTTCCATCTTTTTCTTATTATTGATTTCGTCTGATCTTACGTTATCAATCATACGTATTAGCATGACAATAAACTTCTGTTCGAACGGTTCAATCTCTGTAGCTTCAAAAACATCTTTTACACCTATCAAAGACTTACCCAAGTAGTTACCATTCATAGTATCCCACTCGTCTCGTAACATTCGATAAGCATTAAATGCTTGTTGTACTTCTAATGGAAAGTCTTCAAATTCCACTGGGATCTCAGACTCTACAGGCTCTGAGCCCATCATTTCGCACATTTCAAAATATCCGTCTTTGGTCATGCCAACGCTCATATTTTGAATATAACTGACCAACTGCTGGTTTACTTGCTGGAGTTGGTCGTCGAAAAGTTTCCCAGGTCTGATACCTGTTCGCTGATAAACCCATCAAAGTTACTGGAATTTTTCATTAGATACAACGCATTTTCAGGCGTATACTCTAGTTC